AGCTATAGCTGCCCGTTCACAATCAATTTCGTAAAGTCCTTTACGCTTTTCTTTAATCGTAGCTACAAGCTCGCGCTCTCGCGGCTGAATACTTTCCAGCAACTTCTCTCTTGCCTGCTCGTAAGGCGCGATCTCAGCAAGTTGCTTATCACGCTCAGCCGTTAACCAGCGAAAGCGCTTGCGCCACTCTTCACGATCGAACTTATTGACCATTAGGATCGTCCTTAGTAAAGTCGATGAAATACTCAGCCCCAACTTCAAACCAGCCAAACGCGGCAGGGTTGGTGATATTCATCGTGACAGTTCCTGACGGCGTAGCCTTCGACCGCGAATAGTTCTCACTCTCTGGATCGGAGGAGTAAACCCGATAAAGCGTAACCGTTTTATACTCACTACCTTCCGGGCCGTCAGTAATAGCTGAACACTTAAACTTAGCTGTAACTCCAGTAATAGGCATAGCTTGCTCCTTATGTGATAGTTAGAATGCCGGTCGTTGCATCGGCATCCCACGTGAACGTCTCACCACTCGGCAGCGTTACGGCACTGCCGTAGTCCCACCACAAGATCAGCGGATCGGCTGGTGCAGCGGGGGTATCGTCATAAAGCACGGCATAACGGAAAGGCCCGATCGAGCCCCCCGCTGCCGTAAAAACCACATCAGCAAGCACCAACTTATAGATGCCGCTCGTTTGCGAAGACGATGAAATGCTAGCTGCTGTGCCACCGGCCGTATAACCATTACCGGCGGCAATCTCAACCAAGTCAGCTTTAATTGAATTGCTGGCGACCGGGGCCGTGTTGGTGAGCAGAACCTTTAGAGTATCAGCACCAAGATCTATAATCTTCTCGGCTTGATACTCAACATACTGATTAAACTTATTAGCTACGACCATCAGTCGTCCTCCATCCCGTCATACTCACCAACAGCTCCAATCGCGACGCTACTCACCTCAACTTTAAGCTCGCCAGGATAGATACTCTCGATGGTCTTACCTTTACTATCTTTATAGCTATCCATTGTAGCCCCCCTTAACGCCGTGACTTTACCTTTAATGATAATCTCCACGTCGGAACCTAACGTAGCTCCATCAGGAAGGTTCATATTGGGCCGCAGATCGATCCTGGCGCACAAGCTCTTTTTGCTGTCGCCCATCATCGGCCCGCCATAGCTATCCTTAGTTGTAGGTACGTTCGGCACAGCTTTAAGCTCCTAGCTGAAATGAAAAGAAGGGCGCTTGCAGACTTCCCGCACGCGCCCTTCTCCTTCCACCTTACACCACAACAACACCCGTATTGGCAACAATGCCCCACTTAGATTTGTGGAACATTAGCAACACCGCATCTCCTACGGCATCGAATGCCATAGTAGTCCCCTGATGGAAGCTCGTCGGAGTAATAGTACCAACCCCACCAGCGGTGTTCATCGTGATCAGTTTGAGCTGACCATCCTCACCGTTCGCCAGGGTAAGCGCATTAGCACCGGTCGTTACGAGCTCCGTCCAAAGCGTCGCTACACTAATCGCTCCTGCTCCAGTCAGCGTTTGCGGCACGCCAGCATTAAGCTTGCCGCGTAGCATTGCGTCCCAGAGCTCGGGAGAATAAAGGTTGTCTCTCATTTTACTCTCCTTAGGTTTGACTAATATTACCAATATACTTCGACGTCAGCCCACCACGTTCCAGCTGCAGCGAACACTCAGTCTGGATGTAGCCGCGTCTTGCGTCCTCACCCTTATTCTGAATGTCATCCTGCACCTTTGTGTCACGGCCAGCCAGCGTAACGTAAGTCATGCTCGCAAAGTCGAGTATCCACATCGACTTAGAGAACACCGAGTTACGACTCAGCAGGGGATGCGTCTTCAAGAGAATTCGACCTTGCGGCAATATCATCTCTCTAAAGTTCATCCCATAGACCTTAACAGGTCCGCCCCACTGAATATCACCGTTAGCGTCAGCCGCCACAATCTTATTCAGTTCATTAAGGGCCTTATTGCCGACCATCGCGATGCGTTCATCACCAGCTGGAGACGAGAAATCAAACACCTCGTAAATATCGTCCAGCAAGTTGAACATCGTCACAGCCGCCGAGTAGACCTTAACACGCGAACTAGGCAGCTGTGCTCGAATTCCGCCCATGCTTCGCTTAGGCTTCCCGTTATCGCCCGTAACTTCCGAACGCGAGCCCCAGAGCATCGACATCTCGATGCCCCGGGCGTGGTCAAACATCTTGCGCTTCTTGTCGTTCGACCAAGCATTACCCGTGCGCATATTCGTAATAGCATCAGCCGTTTTTGTCAGCTCATAGCTATTCTTAAAAATCTGCGTCAGGTTGTTGTACTTGTTCGGATTACGCGAAACAGCACTCGGTTCAGGCGTTCCTTCAGCATGCATGCTACCAATCAGCAACAAGAACTGATCGTCAGCAATAGCCGCTGCCGTAGTGCCACAAGCTCCACGCTTTACAGTAAACTGCGTGTCGCTAAGCACCTGAACGACTTCGATCTTCTCCTGCGTGAAAGCAGCTGTATCAGCCGCCGGTTCGACCCACAGTACGTCACCCGCTTTAAGATGGGTCGCCGTACCATAGACCCTTTCCGGATTGGTCGTGTCAGGGTCGCCAGAGTCCACCGTGACAGTCGTCGCCGTGGTAGACGAGATAGCTCCGTTCACCTGAAGGCGAACGATATCCATCGACTCGTCCCACCAATAGAACTCCGGATCTTTCACGGTCCGAGTCTTCGTCTTGCTCGTCAACGCAAAGATTGGCGAGTCACCTTGCGGTTCGCGAAACAAGATCATTTCACGAAAGTCCTTCGGACGTTCATCTGTCGCGAAGTTACCGCTACCTCTAAGTCCAGCAATACCACTCATAATCTTTAGTCCTTACTTGTCGTCTGCTTCCATGATCATCGCCATTTCAGCAAACAAATTCTGTGCACCATTAGGAGCTACTGCTGGCGCTCCGCCCGCGACCGCGGGCGAAAAAGGCATAGGAGCAAAGTTTCCAGCCATCGCTGGCTGCTGCACCACAGGCTTCTGGCCCATTAACCGTGCTTGCGCCTGAGGCAACCGCCCCAACTGCATCACAGCCAACTGGCCAATTTGCTGAATACGGGTCTTACGATCCATATTCGGATACATCTTTGCTACCTGCGCACCGATAGTCTGCACCACTTGTGCATCGGTTCCCTTTTGAAGCTCCGGCCACGCCTGCCAAAATTCCTGCGCCGCTTCATCGTTGCGCCGCTGTGCAGCAAGCACCCCATGAATAGTCGGAGGAAGATTTTGGGCGATAACCCCTAGAACATTCTGCGTGATCTCCATATGCAACTTGGCCATCAACTTAGGAATAGCTGTGCCGGGATCACTATCGAGAGCTACCCGTTCTTCATCGTTAAGCGCGTAGACCTTTTCAGCCAACGCACCCTCTAGCACTTGCCGATGCTCTTGCACCGCCTTTGCCAGCGACTCGAACTGCTGCCCTTCACCAGGTGCGTCGACCACTGCCTGCGCCTGAGCGCCCGCTAGCGTATCCTGCCCCTGTCCGGCCACCGCCGCTGGTGCTACCACCACCGGCGCTTGAACCGTTCCGTCAGCAGCAACTACCACCCCCGGCAATGCAGCGGCCACTGCGGGCGGCTCCACGACCGGAGGTTGTACTGTCTGCGCCGGAGGTTCAACCACCTGAGGTTGCTCCTGCGTCGTGCCAGTTCCTTCGTCAGTCGAGACTTCTAGTCCCATACTAACGATGTCTTGCTCTACGGCATCGAGGTCGCCCTCTCCACCATCAAATTCATTCGCTGTCGGCGCCGAGGCTGCCGGGGTCGAAGTCCCCGGCGCCGCCTGCGTCTGTTCGGCTACCTGCTGCGTCTGTTGGTCGGCCATCTTCATTCTCCGTTAAGCTCTCTACCATTGCGGCGGCATTACTTAAAAGCGTAGCCGGTAAATTCAACATAGTCCTAATACCGGCTACTTCGCCTTTCATAAATTCTTGCTGAGCTAGCGTCGCGTTACCTTCTGGCTCACCAAGCGGTAGGAGCATAACCTTGTTGGTGCGCTGCGTAATCTGGTCCTGCAGCAACACGCACAGCATACTCCAACCCTTACTTTCCAGCAAGGCCCCCAACGCCATGTTCTGTTGACGGGCCTCTGCTAACCTCTCCTCAAAGTCGCTATCCGCATTCATCCCGCAACCCCCATTCCATTCATTTGCTTCGGCTGAGGGCCAGGACTAGTACCGCCCAAACCCCGGCCAGGCACTGCATTACCTGCGGTCATCGCCGCCATCAGTTGCTGATCTGGCGTCACCTGCAACTTAAAGCGAGAGATATTCTTTAAGCCTGTAAGTTGCGCTACCCAATCAAAAATTCCCACCATATCGTAACCCATCATCAGTTGCGGGAAGTTGCGCATCTGCCCCATCAACTCGCGCCACAGGTTCGCTTGAGCAAACCTATCAATCGGCAACGTACCATCCACAGCCACAAAGTCATAACTCCCCGCAATATTTTCAGGGTTAACATCAATAAAAGCTGGGCCCGCGTTCGCCAGCAAATCCCCGGCAATTTTAAACTTCATCTCCGCATCATAATATTGCTGCGTGTTGCTAAGCAGTATCTGCGACAACGGATCAAACCCCACCACACTAAACCACTCAGCTGTGGTCTTGAGCCTATTTGTGCCAAAGCTAGTAGAAGTTCTAATCTCAGTAGCCGTCTTGCGTCCAGCCCCTCCAAGCATTCCAAGGATCTGATCATTAATACCTACCGTACGTTCACCTACTCCGATCATTGTCTGGAAATCCCGCAGATGGTTCTGCGTCACATCCCCTATCGTCATCTGTGACCAGGACATTTTCGTGTCCGTTCCGTAGGCTTCAGGCTTTAGCCTAATCACACCCCCCGGTAACGGATTAAGCACGTCCTTCATCACCACTCGACTGGGATCAACAATAATCCGATTATTAAGTGCAGCCCTCACATTAAAGAAATGTGAATTAATCAGCCAATCAATCGTATGCTGTACCGGTTCAAGTATCTCGGGATAGCCCCTAGTCGTTAGCCCATAGCCCTCCGGCTCCAGCGGCAGCACCGCCGCCGGGAATTTAGAGTGCATAGCGCCAAGCGGCTGTGCTCCCAGCAATACCTTATAATCACGCGAAATTGTAAAGACCCATTTCTCCGGATATTCACTTGGTGTAAGTCCCCACTCCTTCGGAATGATCTCAATGTAGACCTCAAACCCGTGGACGATCGGCGGATGATCGGTTCCCATCTCACTAACAACATTAGAACCTCCGCCATCATTCAACGTGTCAGGACGCTCTAGCTGTTGCGAACCAAACGACGAGCCCAAACCCTCGGGGCTTCTAGCCGATCCTCTCAACCATTCAGTATTGGTGTAGTAGCCAGCAACTTCCCGCCGCTTGATATCATTCCACCCTAGCGTGAACCTCAACGCCAGATACTCCCCCTTCTGAAAGTCTTTCAGCGGCCACCGGGTATCCCACAGAAAATCCCACGGTTGAATGTTATACAAGCGATTACCTGTGTAGGTGCGCAGCGTCTTGGTCGTAAGTATTTTGTCGGGCTTGCTGCCCACCACCGGCATCCCAAACATATCGACCTGCGGTTGCAAAGCAATAGTACTAACCCTTTCAAACCTGTTTTCCCAATAAGTACCTACCATCCCCACACCATACTTGCCCGCATCATAAAGCCAAGTATAAAGTGGTGCAAGCATCTGCCCTACCAACACCTGATAGTCAATTACTGCCTCCATCGCTTGCACTTGCTGCTGTGTTTCGCCATGCCTACCTGTAAACTGCCAGATCGGATTACGACCAAAGAAGACGCTCGTCAAGTAAGTATGGGCCGCCATCAACACAGCATAGCTATAAGGTATCTGAATAGTAGTATATTCAGGCATTCCTCCATCACGGCTAGCCCTTCGAACAGCGTCTACCTCACGTTCTGGCAAGTAAGCCAGCGCCTTATCTTCTGCTTGCTCCCACTTCTTATGCTTTGTACTAAGCTTGCGCTCACTCTCCAGCACCCGCAATCGGCACTCATTAATAATCTTCTTCGCCATTGGCGAGTCATTTGGTATCTTTTGCGTTAAGCTAGGCATTACGGACACGCTCCAGCATAGGCGAGATCTTCAATCCCACTCTCATCATGATAACCACCATCAGCTAGATTAAATCCGCCGTTTTGCAATTCAGTGGCGCCAATCGCCACCACCTCCAAAACGTCATCATGATCAAGCTTCTTACTTTCCGAAAACCGAATATACTGATCAATTAGCACAGTTTGCCTGCGACGCACAAACAACTGTCGATTGTGCGAAACCCCGTGCAACCCGTCGTGAATGCGCAACTCTTTTTTGCGCTTGTCGATATATTCAGTTATAGCATAGTAAGTGCCCGCCCGCTTCATAGCTTCCCTCAACAGCCAAGCTAGCGTGCGCTGGTAAGCTACAGCCTCAACCACCACCTTACGAACCCGCCATCGCTGCGCCAAACGAAAGAACTCAGCCACCGTCCAGCTCGGATTGTGTCCCCGGCGATAGCTAGTTTCTAGAACGTAAAGCTTTCCTTTATATTTACCAATCACCCCTAACGCTTCATAGTCCCCTTTAGGTAACCCTTTAGCTAACGCATTATCGCTCGGGGGCGGTACCGGATCAATCACCAGTACACAAAACATCTCGTCCAGCGGTGGTTCTGGTTCTTCCTCTCCCACACCAAAGAACTGCAGCCACTCTTCCTTAAATGCCGACAGCTCCAGCGTTATCAGCTTACATTCTTTCTCTCGCGCAAACACCGACAACCGATTGCGTGCAGCGGCGGCGGCATACTCTTCCTGCAGCGTAGCCGTGGGATATCTTTCTTCCCAGTTGCTCTTTCGATCTTCAATCGGCAGGTTTTCAGTTTCTTCTGTCCAGCACCCAAACCTCGCGCTAACAAACTGGGGATCGCGCAACGCCTGCTGACTGATATCATTCGGGTCGAGCGGCGTTTGCAGTATTGCCATCTTTGCGTCAGGCGACTCCGTTGCCGGCGCTAGACTCTCCTTCACAGCCCCCAATATCAAATTGCTGATCTTCTCTCTACCTTCTAAGGAGGCCGAATTTTCTTCATCCACCACGTCATCGACAATGATAAGGTCGGGGCGATAATCGTCAAAATTAAGTCCTCTAACCGAGCCAGTAATGCCCATTCCAGTAATCCAGATCGGATTACCTTCAGTACCATGAATAATCTCCATCTCATCGGTATTCCACTTCGAACCTTTACGAAGCCCGAACGTCCCAGCATAAAGCTGATTAAATTCAATTTGTTTTTGCAGCCACTGAAGACTGCGTGCCGCGTGGCCCTGCGACTTACCGATGTAGAGGATTGTACGCGAGGTGTTGTAAGCTATGCGCTTAGCAGTATAAGTACGCAGCAGCGTTGTTTTAGCCCCGTCGCGATAGACCTGCATATTAACGTATCGCGAATGCGAGTCCAACAAATCCCACATTCGCCGATGGAAAAGTGGCGTAGCTTGCCTAAAAGTCTTCGGGAAAAAAGTCCGCGAAAAAACCACCGAGTCAACAGCACCTAGCTGGACGGCCTCTTGCAAACTCAGAGGGGCCTCATTCACTCTACACCCATCAACTTGTTACACCTCAAATGGCAGCGTGTAATCCGGTTCGTCCACCCCTTAAGAAAGTGCTTCGCATCTGGGTGTGCTTTCGCCCGCCTACGCCTCAGCTCAGTAATTCTAGCCACGGTTTCTACCGCCTTAAACTTCTGCGCCGCCAGTAGCGTCTTAGGGCCAACTCTACCATCAATAGAAACCCCCGTCACAATTTGTAGCCACCGCGCCGCCCTATCAATACCATGCAATAGCCCCGCGTCCATCACAATATAGTCCACCCCGACAGGAAGCTCATCACAATGTAGCGGCCCCCAATACCAAGCATCGAGAATTTCGCGCGCCTCGCTTTGCGTAAAGGTGCGCATGTCAGCTTCACTAACACGCTTTACCTTTCTCCACAGGCAGACTTCATTCGCTGTAATTCCCCAGGTAGTCATTCCTCCGTTATCGCCGGGATCGTTAGAGTAAGGACCCTCATCGGTAAAGATCCATTTATAGATCTGTTCCTTACTAGTTTTCATCAATCACCACCGGATTTAATTCCCTTAATCTCTATTTCTGGACACGCCCAGCCCTTATTAAGTTGCTCTGCCTTAGAGCACCACACATCCTTAAATGTATCCATATCCCGCGGAGTCCACCGATCGTTAACGCGCTCGGCCAGTTCCGTTTGTTTAGCAACCACAGCTAAAATTTCCAGCCTTAATTCAGCCAACGAAGCGTTAATCTCATTCCTTTCAGCACTTACTAGCCAAGTCATGGTTACGACCGCCATTACCAAGCCAACAATCGACGTAGCATCTAGCCACAAGCGTTTAGCGTGTATAGCTCTAAGCTCATCTGCCACCATAGCGCCCCCGTTAAATGTTCGCGAACCGCTTCGGGGTGCACGACCACCTCTTGACGAACCACTTTGGGTGCTCATCTTGCCACCTTGCTATTTCAGGCTGCGCGCCCATAACACACTGCATAGGCGTGAGTTCTTCGCTCGAGAACAACAAATGCTGTTCTTGACAGTGTTTCATATCTACCAGCAAACAAGCAGTCATAACTAGCGTCAGCATTCAGCCTCTCCACACCATTACACCATACGACTTACTGTCAGCTAACCACTCATTCACGTCACAAATAAGTTCACACTCCCCCGGCAAAAAGACCTCCGGATCATAATACTTTACGATCTCCAGCGCCCTCACTCTCCGGCTTGGAAACGCCTTTTGTACTATCGGCAAGTAAAACCCATTAAGCTGATGCCAAGCATCACCACTATGCCGAAGCTTCACCTCGACTACGCAAATTGTATTAGTCGCGAAATCAAAGATTACTCCATCAGTAATTGCCACCCCACGCGAAAGCGAACCCTCAAAGCGCAAAGCTAAATGCGGAAAAAACCCGGGCAGTTGCGTCTCTAGCGCAGAAAGAACTTTCCGTTCGAAGCGCAGCCCGGCGGCTGGGGCCGCCCTGCGCTGAGCCCCCGGCGGTGCCCTATAGCTGAATAGAGGCCGAGCCCAACTCACGGCGCCAGAGCGCCTCTTAAAGTAAGTCGCCGGGGTAAGCCGCCGCTCAGCGCTGAAGGCGCTTTCAGCGCTTCCTTCAGAGCCCGCCGGGAGAAGATTAGGCTGCACCGGGGGTACTCTCCGCTTCAAGCTCAAGGACTTGCGGCACGCCTTGCGCCGCTATGTTGGCCGGAACGAGCGAGAGCGAGCGCATTGCACTCGCGCCGGGTAAAGCTGAAGGTGCCGCACCGCCGACTTGCCGCATCTTCTCCCGGGCTTTCTCAAGCTCATCCCGGCCAACTACTCCGATATTGACGGTCACTTGCTGTGCAGGTCCTTTCGGTCCTACATAGCCACTAGTCGCTAGATTAAGCTTAGCGATATCGAGCAGTTGGCTGAAGGGCATAACGGCGCCCATCTTTTCCAGGCGGGTCTGAATTTCGTCTAGGGCTGTCTCCGCGGCCGCAGCAGTTTTCTCCTTCACCCCGATAAGGGTTGCTACTGTTGATGATTGGAGTTCTTTGCTGTAGGCCGCGGAGCGTTCTGCGTAGTAAGCTTTAAATGAGTCTGAGTTCTTAATAACCGACAACCAAGACTGAGTAACGCCAAACTCTTTGGCAGCTTCACCCAACAACCTGTCAGGGTTCAGCAACATCCAATCGCAAAGCCTGTCATACCACCAGTTGTGGGTTTTAGGTTGAACTTGAGCCAAGAAGCTTACTCTCCTTTTTGCGCAGCGCAGCGAAGCTGCGCTCAGCTCAGCGCCCGTAGGGCGCCGGGCGCGCAGGCTTAGGCCGAGTCTTACTCGGCCGGGGGAACGACTTCTTCATTGACAGGCACCTCAAAAGTTACGGGCTCAACAGGTGCATTAGCTGCGGGGCCTGCCGGATCGGCCCTAGTATTTTCTGCGACCGCTTTTGCGAGTGCAACAGTGTTGGTGTCAAGATCGTTTGCCAGGGCTGCGAGTTCATCGGGATCGCTCCCGTTGGCAACTACATCAGCAATCTTGCTGCGCAAACCTTGAATGAGGTCTACAGCGCTCTGCGTAACGGTTTTGGCTTCGGCGACTTCCTGTCGAAGTCGATCCATTTCGGCTGACATCTTTGGTAGCTCCTCTAAGATGCGTTGAATTACAGAGTAATTGCGGTCGATGTTTGCCAGCACGAGACTGAGAACTTTGTCGCCCATGATTGGTGCTCCGGCCGCCGGGCACGTGATTGTGCGCGGGGACAGAGTGAGAGTGCCCGGCTGTGGAGTCAAGCGAAAACGTCAGAGGGGCCTTTCCTCTTTCCTGTCGGCCGCGAAGTGGCAGCCCGGCGACTGAAAGTCGCCCTGAGCAGGAGCGTTAGCTGGTGGTCAGCTTAGCAATGCGAAGCGTTGATGCGAAGCGTTGCTGGCTCTTGTTATTCAGGGGCGCTTGTTGCTTTTCTGCAAGGGCCTTTGCTATTGAAAGTGGTCGCGGGCCGGAAGTGGAGATAGACAAGAAATCCAGGCCGCCCGCCTGGGGGGTCGGGCGGGCCACACTGTAACACCTGGGCCACACCCCCAGGTCTAGTGCGACAACTTGCCACACCCTTCCGCCTCAATTCAGCCACAATCTCTTGTTAGGTTTGCGATGTGTCACGGGGCATCACCTCGTGGGCGCCCCGTGCCGCAGGCAACTGTGACAAGGGAGATACACTATGGCAGGATTATCACTAAACTTCCGTCTCACATATGACAATGACTGCAACTGGACGCTGTATGACCTGGACGGTCAAGACTCCTGGGAAGCTGGAGACACACCGCGTGGCGAAGTAGCCACAGTGTTGCTGACTCTCAATCTTCCCGAGGTCCAAACCCCTCTGGTCACGGCGACCATACCGCAGATGCAAGGTGATGATGGCAAAGTCGCCACAGTGACAATTGAGTGACACAGGCAAGGGGCTGCACGCAAGTGTGGCCTTTTTGTCGTGGCAGAATTGCAACACCCAGCGGTGCGGCGTTCTGTCACACGCAACCTGGACGCCCGTCGAGCCAATCGCCTTAATTCTGCCGCATTCCTAGGGCATTCTGGTCGTGTTGGCGGGGCAATCCCGCCCCGCTCACCTGATGGAGTAAAATCCTATGGCTGATGCGAATGTTGCTGCCGATACCAAGGAACGTACGACTAAGCGCTCTTTCGTTCTCTCTGACGGAACGGAGGTTTCGCGAGCCACCGCCGACGTCCAATCGGTCCGAGTGATCTTCGTTGAGAACGACCACGTTCTCGACATGAACCTCGACGATCTGGAGCCGGGGGTGCTACGGGCTGCGGCCGCCTTTGGCGTCCTCACCTCAGTGACCAATACGGTCGGCTCGAGCAAACTTTCTCTCGACGAAAAGATCGATGCGGCGCAGGGTCGCTGGGAAGCCCTACAGGGCGGTTCCTGGAGCGCGGAACGCGAAAGCGGACCGGGCAACACGGACCTGGTCGAGGCGGCGGCAAGGGTTCAGGCCGCCAGGGGCAAGCCCTGGGGAGATACCGAACGCGGTGCGTTCGGTCTCCGGCTGAAGAACGAGGAAGTCAAAGGCAAAGACCTGCTAGCGAACCCGACGTTCAAAGCCCAATACGACGCCATCAAGGCTGAGCGCGCGATGGAGCGCGCGAAAGTCTCTGCGGCGAAGGCCAAGACCAACGCCAACACCGACGGCCTTGACGGGCTGCTCGGCTAAGAAGAAAGGCTCCAGCGTGCAAACGCTGGAGCTTTTTGCGTTCTAACGCGAAGCGTTGGCTGAAAAGCACGCATAAATCGGCGCGAAGCGCTGATTGGCCTGATTTTCGCTGATTGGCCTAGTAGGCGACGGGGCGGCATCCCCTCCCATAGAGGCGCCCTTGCCCCCCACCCTTCCTTATATATAATTTTTTTTTTAAAATAGAAGAGATAGAGAGGGAGAGGACCTCCTTAAGGGCATATACGTACCAGCTCCCGGGAGGGAAGGGCCCCTCCCATAGGGGGATATGCCCGCTGGCCACCTACCAGGCTAACCAGGAAAAACCAGGCCAATCAGCCCAATCACCCAATATCCCAAATGTGACAATATTGCCACATGTGCCAATTTTACAATCGCCACAATTCCGCCACATTCCTATGCCATACTGACGACTCTTCTACTTCCAGGAGCCAACGCCCATGCAATACACGGCCGACGATTTCCTAGTCGCCTTCAAGACCTACTGCAAGGCACACAAAAAGCGGTGGCGCAAGAACTACTACAAACGGGTTGCAGAAGTGCTGCGAGATAAACCCCTCCGCGCTTCGTTGGTGGCCCATCCGCCCTTCAAGCTACACTTGTGCCAAGCGCGACTCGAACGTCTACGCACTCGCCTATTATAAGCAGCCGGTAGGCCCTAACGGGGCCTGCCACGGGTGCTTAGCACCAAACCCACGGGAGCCACTAAAATGCCCAAACCTTTATTGCCTTCCTACACGCGAGACACCGACCACAAGGGCAATTTGCTCGACAACGCCACGATGGTGCAATTCGCTCCGCACCAATTCGTGAATGCCGCCCTAAAGCGGAAAGTCCTCCGCAAGTAAGCAGCCGAGAGCGCCCTACGGGGCGCTCTCACGGGTGCTCACTCAAGAACACCAAACAGGAGGAACTACCAAATGATTACGCAAGCACAAACACTGATTGCTGTTCTTCAGTCTGCTGCTCTCTCCTGGCATCAGACCGATCGTGACGGAGCAGATCCACAAGACGTTGGGCTTTTTACTATCGAATTGAAAGACGGCTCATCCGTCAACTTCAACTTCGGCGACCAGAACGAATCCGACCTTTCGTTCTGGATCAACGCACCCGACGACAAAGCGATCTGCGAGCAGAACGATCGTGAATGGCCTACCAGCGTTCTGGACTTGACTGCCGTGTCTATTCCACCGTTCAGCTACAAGAAGCCCGAACAGAACACGGCATAAGTGCACAGCCGGGGGGAGGCGCCACCGCGCCTCCCTTAGGGTGTTCACTCAAACCTTCGAGGCCCACCAAATGCAACAGAACTTCTCTACCTCACTAGAGGCGCGAATAGCCTTAGCCGACGCGAAATACGAGTGGGACTTCTCTGACTCCGACATCGCCGACGCAAGAGCCTTCGCCCGCACATTGATTACTGCCTACCAAGAGGGGAACTTGGCACTAGCCTCTTTTCGCTTCCCTATCCTCCTAGCCATAGTGGGGCGCACCCGCGCCAAGTCACTGCTAGGCTCCTACTACGACCTTCTCTAAGTGCCTAGCCGGGGGAGACGCAGTTGCGTCTCTCCTAGGGTGCGCACCGCACCAGGAGGAAAGATCATGGGATACTACCCGCCTAAAGACGACCATGGAATATCGTTTGCTGTCGAAGCAATTCAAACCTCCATACAGCAAGCAGCCGACACTATCCGTGAGAAGCTCACCGCACCTCACGTCATCTACAAAGCAGTCCTAAAAGCTAGAGGCTCGTATTGGGTCGCAGTCTTGCCCGGCGACAGTAATGCTGGGGAAGAGGAGGGCCTCTGGGGTGTAGGTGAAACCCCAGAGAAAGCAATGGACAGCTTTGACTTAACTTGGCGTAACCAGCGAACGCCAAGAGCCATCGAAAAGCAGCTGGAGACTATCAAGAAAGAGGAAGCCGACGAGGAAGCCCGCAACAACGGACCCTTCGGCGTCGGAGCTTAAGTGCCTAACTTCCAGGAGCGGCTCGTCCGCTCCTGTGAGATAGTCACCCTGACTATCACGGAGAACACCACCATGAACGACAACCAAACCGTCACTAAAGAGGCTCCCCTGCCTCAAGTTCGCCGTCACCGCCTTGACTTGGGTCTCTGCCCCTACTGCGACCGTTGCTGGGAAGAGCGACTGGACTTCCATCCGTCGCACGACGCCAGCCGCAGTTGCGAAAGCGGCAAGCACAATCACTGCAGCTGCGACACTTGCTTCTAAGGAGAGCTTTCAATGCCTAAGTTCATCATCTTCGTAAATCACGTACCTGAACTTGTTGAGGCCCCTGATTTCCACCACGCGATGCAGATGGCTATGGCGTGGGCGGCCGAGGAGAACTACAGCAAGCACGACCTCTGCGACATCTGCTTCGCAGAGCCCTATACTCTCGAGCGCGCAATCGAATGCGGGCTCGAGCCTGAGCCTACCACCCTTATCACGCTCTAGCGTCAGGGCGCTGCGCAAATGCAGCGCCCTTTCGTCGTGCAAACCTACCGGAGTACACGCTTTGACCATCGCACAACGCAAAGCCTCCCACCGCCGCATTCGCCATCGCTATAAAGCTGCGCGCGGCCGCAGCGTAAGTGAAGCCATCGCCCGCGAAAAAGCCCAGGCCGCCCGCGAAGCAAACCGCAAGAAGAAAGGCTAACTACCATGACCACCTCATTCATCACCCCCGGCCACGCCGATCTCATTGCTCTCACCACCCTCGGCGTCAACGCCAAGACCTCCACTAACCCGATCGGCTACTTCGGCACCGGCTTCAAGTATGCTGTTGCCTGCGCCCTTCGCGCCAACGCTCGCGTGGAGCTGTGGATCGGAGAAGAGCCTTACCTCTTCACCACCGTGCCTCACGAAAGCCGCGGCAAAGCTTTCGATCTCGTCCTGCTCGACGGCCGCCCTCTCGGCTTCACCACCGATTTGGGCCGCGATTGGAAGCCCTGGATGGCAGTTCGCGAACTGATCACCAACACCATGGACGAAGGCGGCCAAACCTTCACCTCTTATCGCAAGCCTGACGCTCTCAGCACCAGCATCATGATCATCGGCTGGAGCGAATTCGATCAAGCCTACAGCCGCCGCCACGAGTTCATTCTCTCCACCGACCCCATCGTCACCAACCGCTATGTTTCAATCCACGCCGGACCTTCTAGCAGCATCTTCTACCGCGGCATCAAGGTAGGTGAAACAGAAATACCTTCTAACTACACCTACAACATACAAGCCAGCATAGCTCTTACCGAGGACCGTACTTTAGCCTCACCTTGGATGGCTCAAGCCTTAATCACCAGCGGCATTATGCACGCAGCCGAGCAAGACCCTGCACTAATCACCGATATTTTTACCGTCTCTCAACACCACGCTGAAAGCCAATTCAACTACACCTCACTTATGAGCGACTGCACTGAAGCCGGCCTCGATCTAATCGAGGAAATAACCAAGACCCCGAAGGGCGGACGCCTCTTACCAACGCTTCTCGAACTTCACCACTCCAAACGTCCGATCAAACTAGCTAAGCGCCGGGCAGCTTCTAACGTCGAAGCTGTCATGATAACAGTCGCCATCAATCAAGCCGCAGCTATCGGCTACACCGATCTCTCAGCCTTTCCGATCAACGTCGTCAACTCGATAGCCAACGGCATTCTGGGCAAAGCCCAAAACAACGAAATCTACATCAGCTCGCTTGCCTTCACTAAAGGCCAGCGTTGCGTAACAGGTACTCTTATCGAAGAGTATCTGCACTTAACGCACGGCTTTTCCGACGAGAGCCGCGGCTTTCAAGACTATCTCATAGACCGTCTTGCCGAATACGCAGCTTTCAGACTTCAACACCAACCTAACTTTGAGGAGACTACCCATGCGCATATCGACCAAGATGATACAGGCGGTCTCGACCATTCGTCGTCACTTCTTCGCTGACGAAAGTGACGACTACAGGCTAGCACTAGCCCTCAGCTTGCTTGCCTACGAACTGAAGGAAACTAACCTTCGCACCAAAGCCTGCCTTCCACTACTCGAAACCCTGATAGACGACTACAAGCGCGACTACGAAGCAATGCAAGCGGCGGTCAGCCGCAGTCGCAAACGCTTTGAAGCTCAAAAGAGAAACCTTCAATGATCACGCTTCAACTTGTAGTATGCGAAACTACCTGTCGTAACTGTGGGCACCGCTGGATTGATAGCAACATAGAAGCTATCGCCCCCGGCGGTGCCCCTTCTTTTGTCTTCAGCGAAACAAGACACTTTGATCACCTTACCGTGGAAGAGCAAAGTATTCGCTTTGCCACAGCTTGGCAAAAAGAAGCCCCCATTTGTTTTCGCTGTATAGCCCCAGACTTAACACCACTACCTACCAACTTTACCTTAGTAAGCACGCACGAAGACTGGGGGACGGTTCAAGAAAAAGACAAGGCCCGCTATTACCCAAACACAAAACGAAAGCGTGTAGCGCAAGCTACGCAACTTAACGACTTAGATCTTAACAACCTTCTTGACGACTTAACTTAGGAGACTAACGCCCATGTCACGTCTCGATCGCTTCGGCGAAAAGCTTATCGACGTCTGGCGTGCCGTAGTACGCGACGGCACCTTCACCCTCAACTGTGGCTCCGGCGAGGAGGGCCGCAAGAAATCATCTCGTTTGCGCTTTCGTCTCTACGATCTGCGCAAAGCCATGCACCTTGACAAGCACGACCTTTACGAGGCTACCAAACATCAAACCATCCGCATCATACGAGACGCAGCGAGCAACTATCTGGTGCTGCTTGAAAGCAAAGACCAAGATCTTCAACTATTGCTAGATTCTGTAGAGAGTGAAGAAGCTCCTACACCAGAACTACCGGAACTACCTGAATAGAAAGGACCACCAGGGTAAGAAGGGCGCGTGTTGTCACATTTTGTGATTTGCCAAACGCCCTTTCTTGTGCTACAGTCCTATCGTTAAGGTGAGGGTTCTACCTTTCTTCCCTCACCGCGAGCGCCGGCTCCGTCCCCCCGCGGCTGGCGCTTTGGCCCCGGTGCTGTTCCCTCCTGCACCGGGGCCTTCCTTACCAAATGGAGCCAACCGCGATATGGGCACCGCTACCAAAGGCCGCAAGATCATCTGGCGTCTATGGCTGCCCGAAGAAATTGCCGTAGCTATCGAGGTTCGTTGCTTCAATCCCGCAACCGGCAAACCTGATTATGGCGCACGTAGCCAGCTAGTTGCTGAATTACTTCGTCGCTATCTTGCTGAAACCTCTGAAACGGAAAGCTCCTTGCCATGACGGACGATGTTCCTTTTCCCGAAGCCGACCTTATAGCTGTTGCCAGCGAGCTGGAAGAGCTGAAGTCTAGGGGCCTTCGCGAAGAGCTTTCCGACGGCGAAATCCGCCGCTTGCTTGAGTTGTCGCGTGTGCTGCGCCGCACTACGGCCGGACCGGCTAAAGCCAAGACAGCCAAGAAAAAGAAAGGTCCAATGACTGACGACGATCTAAACAGCCTGCTAGGTTAAATGCCTTTTGAGGGAACCGCCGCCGTGGACGATCTCACTCCAAGCCTGCCCGCCTATATCGACAGCTCTATGCTGGCAACCTTTAGAGCGTGCCCGCGCAAGTTTTACTGGAACTATGTCGTCAATAAGGTCCCGTGCGGTGAGAGCATCCATCTCATTGCCGGGGCCTCTTTTGCTGCCGGAATCGACGCCGTTCGCAAGCTCCAGTTTTCGATCTCGCGAAAACTTTCAGCTCCAGACCTAATGATAGCTGGAACTAGAGCCTTCCTCAGGCAGTGGGGCGACTACGACGCCCCCGGCGGGCACGCTAAGAGCTTCGAGAATATGCTCGACGCCTTAGCTAAATATGTTGAGGAGTTTCATCCATTCGATGACCCAGTCCAACCCATTCGCCGCGAAGACGGCAGCTGCACGAGTGAATTTAGTTTCGCTATACCGCTGGCGCCGGTCGTTAAGCACCCTATCTCCGGCGAACCTTTCATCTTCTGCGGTCGTTTCGATATGCTTGGAACATTCGGCGATCTCCCTGTTATCTTGGACGAAAAGACCACAGGCGCTCTCGGTTCCTACTGGCTACAGTCGTGGGATATGCGCGGCCAGTTTGTTGGTTACTGCTGGGCGTGCCGCCGGCTTGGCCACCACGTTAGTGATGCGATCGTCCGCGGGGTGGCCATTCAAAAGACCCAGACGCAATTTCTCCCGTGCCCGATCCGTTACAGCAACCATCTCATTGAAAGATGGGAGCATGAGCTTTATAACACGCTCGCCCGTATAGTCTGGTGCTTCGACCACAACCAATGGGACTACAATTTTGCCGACAGTTGTTCTAGCTATGGCGGTTGTCCCTATAAGACGCTCTGTCTCGCTAAAGATCCTTCAACCTTCCTAAACAACTATCAGGAGCGAACATGGAGCCCAATAACAGCGGTCGATTAGAACAAATCGTCAGCGAGGCTTTAATGAATAAAGCTGAAAACGGTGGAGAGTTAACACCTTTCGACCTTTTGCGCCTCCTCACTACTTACATTTATTCAGGCGGCGATACTACACAGCTTAAAATATTACTCGTCATTGAAACAGAGGACACCAACGACGTTATCTATTGTAACCTCAAAAGCCGTGTTGAGTTGCTTGGAATGGTTGAAACTATAAAGGAGCGCTAAACCTACCCACCCAACTATATCAACATACGCATCAGCAAAGGTAATATCTTAATGTCAAAAACCTTAGAAGAGTTAGGCCAAGAGGCTAACCTATCAAACTTAACTTTGATAATTAAACTAATACCGGGTACAGGCATGTGGTTCATACGCCTAGTGAAAAATGTTTATGACGATACCGATAATGACACTCTACCACGCACAGGACATTTAGAGCACTTGCTGATAGAGAAGGTAAATCTAGACGTTGGCCTGGCTATAGTTGAGTTATACTTGTTTGGAAAAGTAGGTAAGTAAATGGCTATCATCCAACCTCCCTCCGTACTACTAATGGGCGGCACCGGCAGTGGCAAGACCTATTCTCTCTCTACCTTCATAGAAGCCGGGCTCGATCTATTCGTCCTCATCACCGAACCAACCGGGCTTGACTCCCTCCTCGACGCCGTTGAACGCAAGAAGCTCCCCATCGACAAGCTTCATTGGCATCAAGTCACGCCCGCCCGCGCCGGCTTCACCAACCTAGCCGACATGGCCGCCAAAGTTGGCCTAATGGACTACGAAAGTCTAAGCAAGCTGCGCCCAACTGCCGGTCGTAACACCGCTAAATTCCACGACGTTCTCAGCACCCTCGCTAACTTCAAATGCGAACGCACCGGGAAAGAGTTTGGCCCGGTCGATGCTTTTGACGCGACAAAAGCTCTAGCTGTTGACTCTCTCTCTGGCCTTAACTCGATGGCCATGGACCTCGTAATTGGCGATAAGGTCTCCGCGCATCAGGGCGAGTGGGGAGTTGCCATGAATATGCTTGACAAGCTGCTGTTAGCATTAACCTCGGGTCTTAAGTGTCCCTTCGCTCTAACAGCCCACCTTGAACGTGAGGTTAATGAAGTAACCGGCGGACAGCAAATCATGGCCTCCACGCTGGGTCGCAAACTTGCACCTAAAGTGCCTCGCTTCTTCTCTGAGGTGGTGATGGCTTACCGTGAAGGCATCAGCTTTCACTGGTCTACCACCGCCATCAACACCGATCTTAAATGCAGGTCGCTGCCACTCTCAGCGAAACTCGAACCAAGCTTCGTTCCTGTAATCGAAGCTTACAAGAAACGCATAGCAACAGCCGGAGGTACACCAGTCAAAGCTGCCTAACCATTTCACCTTAACCTCAATCAACAGGAACCACTCTCATGTCAGCATTCGATCTCGACACCTTTATGGACAACACCACCTCCGACGCCGGCTCCACCTCTATCAACCCTATCCCCGCTGGCGAATACACCGCTATTATTAAGGACCTCTCTAAACCGCACGAGTTCACTAGCAAAACCGGCGCCGCTCGTTACGTCACCGACATTACTTGGGAGCTGGTGAATGTCGACCCCAAGATCGTCGAAGAAGTCGGCCGCGATACCCTGACCGTCAGGCAGTCGATCTGGCTCGACCTTAACAACGGTGCTCTCGACATGGGTAAGGGCAAGAACGTCAGCCTTAACCAAGTGCGCGAAGCCGTAAAGCAGAACGTCGCCGGCCAAGCTTGGTCGCCCAAGAACCTGATCGGTGCGGGTCCTGCTCTCATCGTCGTGTCGCACCGCCACGACAAGGACGATCCTTCTCGCATCTATACTGAAGTGAAGAAGGTCGGTCGCGCAAGCTGAGTGAAGCCGAGCTTCGCTAACCTAAGCGGCGAGAGGAAGAGGGCTGTCCGGACTACAGCTTACGATCTTTCTTTCCCTTTCAGCAATCCGTCCCGGCGGGCCGCCCTCTACCTTACGGAGCTTCAATGCTGTGGACAACAACTAATGTAACCGGCTTCAAAGCAACAGCCATAATAACTAAGTTGTACCGTAATTGGGGTGAGGCAACCATTAAGGACGGAAGTCCAGACGAGCCTAAAGTAATAACAATAGGACCAAAAGCGTTTAGTTCAATTGGAAAGTGGGAGGACATGCGTGTAGGTGACACAATCATCTGTGACGTACTCGTGGTAGCATACGCTTACAAAATTTGGAACTGGAACGACAAAAACTTAAGGGTGTCTTTAATGCCTGAACACAGCGCACGCTACCTTTCACTAACCCTCGCTCAGCTTCAGGCTCTAGCTGATAGCGTTGAGCGGCAAGGTCACGAAGCGCTCGCTGCCGCGACAACCTATCGTAAGAGAGTTGCTGAATTAGAATTAACCAGCCTACCAGTAAGAGGTTCCTAATGTCAATCACCGCACGCACGCCCAACACCATCTGTAAGAACTGCATAGCTTTCGAAGCTAGCTCGTTCTCATCGGGCTTTTGTCACTTGTACCCCGGGGTTTTTCGAAAAGAGGAAGACGACTGGTGCGCGCAATTTACCCTCAGCCGCGCTGCCGATACCACCAAGCCAGCCAAGCCTAAAACCGTCGAGAGCGAGAGCAAAGTCAAGAAGCTCCCTAAAGAGCTTCCCTCTACCACCATCACGCTCGGGAAAACTAAGCCATGACTTTCCTCAAGCTAGCTGAGATCGAAATCCGTGAACGTCAGCGTAGAGACTACTCGCCGCAAGAGCTTCGTTTGCTCAAGGAGTCCATCGTGGCAAGGGGGCTCATGCACCCACCGGTTGTCCGCCGTGCTGCGCCGTCGGCTGTCGTTCTCGTTGCCGGCGGTCGCCGTTGTCGTGCAATGCAAGAGCTGCATGAGGAAGGTATCAGCTTTAAGTTTGGGGCAGAGCCGGTCCCAGAAGGTGCAATTCCTATTACCTGGATCGAGGACTTCGATCCCGCGGGAAATGCTGAAGCCGAGTTGGATGAAAATCTTATTCGTTCGGCTCTTACATGGCAGGAAGAAACCGAGGCCAGAGCCTTCATCCACAAGTTGCGCAAACGTACCAACCCAACTCAAACCGTTATTGAAACCGCTAAAGAAACCGCTAAGATTGCGGGTACTTCTGTCATGCACGAGCGACAGAAAGTAGCTAACGCCATCCTGCTTGACGCTAATAAAGACAATCCTAAAGTCCTCGCCGCCCGTAATGAGCGCGAGGCAGTCACAGCTGTACTCGACGACCTTACTAAGAAATATTCCAATAAGTTAGCCGAACGCGCAAAAGCTTTCAACACTAAGCACACCCTCATCAACGGGGATTGCTTAGAGCATATGGCAAAGCTACCAACTGGAAAGTTTTCAGCCATCATTTGCGATCCACCTTACGGCATCGACGCTGACAAGATGAAGAAGGACGACCTTCACCTCTATCGTGACGATGCCGCTTACGCACTCGACGTGATGAAGCACGTTGTGCAGGAAGGATTTCGCGTCACCAAACCTAAAGCCTTCCTCTTTATGTTTTGCGACTTCGAGCACTTTATTACCATTCGCAACTATGCCAAACAACAACTCTGGTCTGTTTGGCGCGCCCCATTAATTTGGCAGAAAGGCACTGACGGTCATGCGCCTTGGGGCCGCAGCGGTTTCGTCCGCACTTACGAGACCATACTGTTTGCCGTAAAAGGTCAAGCCGAACTACTGTTGCCAGGAGGCCCCGATGTTCTTAACTTCAAGAGACCAAGCCGCGCTGGTCGAGTTCATGCTGCTGAGAAGCCCCGAGACCTACTCCTTCATCTGCTTAAGCTCTCAACTCTACCGGGCGATGCTGTACTTGACCCTTGCGCCGGGTCCGGTTCTCTTATCTCAGCTGCTGACATACATAAGGTTAACGCAACCCTCATCGAACTTAGCGAAACCTACTTCGAAGAAGCGAAGAACCGAACGATCTTAAAAGAGGAAGCCCCAAGTGAGTGATCCATTCGCCTTCACTTCCGGCCCGCGCGACGCAAAGATCCTCGTAGTGGGTGAAGCTTGGGGACGTGAGGAAGCATCAGCCAGACTGCCTTTCGTCGGGCCATCAGGTTTCGAACTGCGTAAGATGCTGATGCAGGCGGGCATTCTTACCAGCGACGTCCTCTTCGCTAACGTAGTAGATGCCCAACCACCAGCTAACGAGTTCTCTGCCTTCGTTCACCCTACTAAGCAAGCCAAAGGCGTACCTGTACTTAAAGGTCTCTGTGCCAAACCAGCTCTAAGCTTAGGCTTAGCTAAGCTAAAAGCTCTAATCTCTGTTGTTAAACCTCAACTTATCATTGGCTGTGGTAATGTCCCGCTTTGGGCTTTAACCCAGCACGCCAAGCTTTCCTCTAAAGCCGGCTGCAAGTTACCAGCTGGTGTTATGACTTGGCGCGGCTCTCAACTCTATACAGAGGTTATCAATGCTCAACAGTATCCTTATCTACCTATCATCCATCCTGCTGCTATTCTGCGTGATTGGTCTTTACGTCAGGTTACTGTTCACGATCTCAAAGCTAGAGCAGCGCGTTTTCTTACTGGAAAACTTAGCTGGACAGAACCACCCCTTAACTCTACTTACGGAACTGGAGCCGGGGCCGTACTCGACCAACTTAACAGGTGGCAACGCGTCGCAGATAAAGTCCCACTAAAGCTCGCCGTCGACATAGAAACCTATGCTCGCCAACATATCACTTGTATAGGCTTTGCCGACGAGATCAGCGAGCTTTGCGTTCCATTCTTCTACTTTGGCAAAGAAGGGAAGGTCATCAATGAGTTTAACCTTGATGAAGAAGTCGCTATTGTCATTGCTATTCGCAAGCTTCTTTCTTCTCCCAACGTATGCGTGGTCGGCCAGAACTACCTGTACGACTATCAATGGCTGCTTAGAGAGTTCGGAATTAAAGCTGTTGTTGGGTTTGACACCATGCTCGCACATCACCTCTTGTTTCCGGGTACGCCAAAATCTTTGGACTACCTCGCTTCGCTGTATTGCAATAGTTACGTGTACTGGAAAGAGGAAAGCGAAGACTGGGCTGGCGGAGACCATGTCTCCCTCTGGCGCTACAACTGCAAAGATGTTCGAGCTACCTACAACATTGCACAAGAACTAGAACAGCTACTAGCGAAAGCTAATCTCAGCGACCTTTATAAGTTCCAGCTTAAGCAGTGGAAACTTTCTATATCTATGACCAACAATGGGGTCGCGATTAACATTCGTGATAAAGCCCGCGTTCGCGCCGAACTTTCAGCGGCGGCTAAACAATTAGAAGACTGGCTAATTAATTGCGTACCTCTCGACACCCGCTACGCGGCAACGGGCCGTCCCTGGTTCACCTCCCCTATTTTAACAGCTGACATCTTCTATCGACAAATTGGCCTTAAAGAAGTCTTGCATAAAGTCACCAAGCGCCCCACTACTGATGCTTCAGCTTTAGAAACGCTCGCTAAGAAGAACCCCGCGCTGCGTCCTATGTTCGATCGCCTCGACCAACTACGCAGCATCAACGTATTCCAGTCCCACTTCCTTGATGTAAAGCTCGGACCTGACAACAAGATCCGCTGCAGTTACAACGTAGCTGGAACTGAAACTTTCCGGTGGAACTCCGGCTCTAACGCCTTCGGCGAAGGCACCAACTTACAGAACATACCTAAAGGTGAGGAGGACAACTAAGATGACCACTTTCTATGGCCCTATGTCTCCTTTCAGCGAGTGGCTTCATGCCGATAAGTATCGCTCGCCGGGCGAAAGCTTTCGCGAAGCTTGCACCCGCGTTGCCAATAAGCTCACCGACAACGACGAGCAATTCCACACCTTTCGCGACATTCTGCTCGACCAGCGCTTCTTACCGGGCGGTAGGATACAATCCGCTGTAGGTTCCACTCGAGCTACCACTCCCCACAACTGCTATGTTAGTGGCACCATCGCGGATAGTTTCGTTGATGGTTCAGGCTCCATCATGAACCGCGCCAAGGAAGCCGCAGCCACCATGCGCATGGGTGGTGGCATAGGCTATGACTTCTCCACCTTGCGGCCGCGCGGAGCGCTCATCAAGAAGCTTCACTCTAACTCTACTGGCCCCGTCAGCTTCATGGATATCTTCGACGCCATTTGTCGCGCTACTTCTTCCAGCGGCCATCGCCGGGGTGCGCAGATGGGCGTGCTTCGTATCGACCATCCTGCCATTGAAGAATTCATCCGCTGTAAGCAAAACAACAACAAGCTTACCGGCTTCAACATCAGCGTCGCCATCACCGACGAGTTTATGGAATGCGTAATTAACGACTTCGAGTTTGCGTTGCGCTGGAACGACACCGTCTTTAATGTCGTGCGCGCTCGCGACCTTTGGAACATGCTAATGCGCAGCACCTACGATTGGGCTGAGCCCGGCGTCCTTTTCATCGACCGTATTAACGACATGAACAACCTCTGGTATTGCGAGAAGATCGCTGCCACTAATCCGTGCGGCGAGCAGCCCCTTCCACCTTATGGTGCTTGCCTTCTAGGCAGCTTCAATCTAACGCGCTACCTTACGGGTAGTCCGGGTAACTGGAGCTTCGACTATTCGAAGCTTTTCCTTGATATTCCCTTCGTCGTTGCCGCTATGGATAACGTGACCGACATAGGTAAGTATCCGTTGCAGGAGCAGGAAGCTGAAGCGCAGGCTAAGCGTAGAATGGGCTTAGGCATTACCGGCTTGGCGAACACCATTGAAGCTTTAGGCTTCCCTTACGCCAGCAGTGGTTTCATTTCTACAATGGACACCATTTTAAAGAAGCTTACCAATAACTGCTATATAGCGAGCGTTAAGCTGGCTGAACTAAAAGGTTCTTTTCCTGCTTACAAAGCCGACCCTTACTTGAAAGGTAAGTTTATCGATCGGCTAGATGACGCTACAATAGAGCTTATTGCTAAGCATGGTATTAGAAACTCCCACCTAATCAGCTACGCCCCTACCGGAACTATCAGCCTTGCCGCTGACAACGTTAGCTCTGGCATCGAGCCGGTGTTCGACTACATTCAGGAGCGAACAGTTCTAACCGTTGACGGTCCTAAGACCTTCACTATTGAAGACTACGGCTACAAGTACCTTAACGTGAAAGGCAAGCGCACTAGCGACTGCACGGCACGAGACCACTTAGAGGTTTTAATCTGTGCCCAACGTCACTGCGACTCCAGCGTTAGCAAAACGTGCAACGTTCCCGCTGACTACAAGTGGGAAGATTTTAAGAACCTCTACATAGCGGCGTGGAAAAACCACTGTAAGGGCTGCACCACTTACCGCATCGGCGGCCTGCGCGGTGCACTTATAATAGGTAAGGAAGAAGCTTCTACCTGCACCATCGACGCCGTTACCGGTTTGAAGTCTTGCGAATAGGAGCCTTAATGAACGATCGTCCTAACCTTGAATTTATAATCTTCGGTGCTTTGTTTGCCGTTGCTGTGCTGTTGCTGTTGTTCTTTTTCGATAGTGGTTTAGCACAGCCAGTTGCTAACGTAAAGTATGGTCCATGCCAATGAGCTACAAATCCGACTTAGTTGACCCTGACCTTTACATGATCGGTGAAACTGCTTTAGCTATAAAGGTCACTTATGGTAAGGACCAGCCAGCTATATGGCTGCCTAAGTCACAAATAGAATTCGAGCCCAGCCGCTCCATTACCAAAGGTGTAAGGGTCACTTTGCCTATGTGGCTGGCTGAAAAAACCGGACTAACCGAATGAACTATACCACTTGCATAGCTTTACTCGTCGGTACAGCTCTTTCTGTCTGCATCCCGATTGTCATTGTTCTAACTATAGGATGGCTACTATGATCAAACTGGTCGCTGTAACGCTTGCGCTTTTCCTCGTTGCTTGCGAACGTGCACAGGCTGAAATGCCTCAGCCCTACCGCGTAATCGACGGCGATACCTTCGCCGTTAAAGGTGTCAAGTACCGGCTTGTCGGCATCGATACCCCCGAGACCTACCGCCCCGATTGTCTTGACGAGTTGATCCTTGGCGGTGAAGCTACTAAGTTTGTGCGTCGCTTACTTACGCATTCTAGCGTTACCTTTTCTCCTACCGGAGCTGAAGATATCTACAAGCGCAAGCTGGTGCAGATCTACGTATTAGGTACTAACCTATCTCAGCTGCTGATCGAAGTTGGTCTCGGCAAGCCTTTCATTCCTCCGGCAAAGAAACCTACTTGGTGTGACAAGCAATGATCAAGTGCCAGCACTGTTCAGGTTACGCTTACGTTAAACCCTTTCGCACAAAGTGGTTTTGTACCAACTGCGGCGCACCCTGTTTCAACAAAGAAAGGACCCCCTCGATGCAACTAGCCAACCTTTACCTTGGTGAAATCTCAATGCTTCCTATAGCTAAAGATATGACCTACCTCCACGGTCGTATGCTCGAAGCAATCGCCCGTGCCGAGGTCGCCGAAGACCCACACACCCAGTACACCGACATTCAAGATCTAGCTTACACGGCAAAGACTGAACTGCCCAGCCTAACCAAAGCTGATGTAGCAATGGCCGAGGCCGTTACTACTAGAGCTGTAAAACGCTCTAAGCGGCGCGCGCGCAAATGAAGCTTCCCAATATCAGGAAGCTCTTCAGCCCCGACCCGGGCTACGTTATGTTCGACTGCGATCTTAGTGGTGCAGATGCACAAGTCGTAGCCTGGGAGGCTGAAGACGCCGACCTTAAAGCCGCTTTCCGCGCCGGCCTTAAGGTTCACATCAAGAACTTCGAGGACCTTTACCAACGAAAGTTCGACCCGGTAAAGGACAAGAAAGAAACCCCGAAGGGGCATATCTACCCCCCTTACGATAGCTTAAAGAGGGCCGTCCATGGCACAAATTACGGGGCCTCAGCTCGAACGGTTGCAATCACTCTTGGCTGGCCAGTTGCAGATGCGGAACGCTTCCAGGCCAATTGGTTTAAGCTCCACCCTGGAATTAAGGACTGGCACAGAAGAGTGGAAGATCAACTGCAACGAACAAGAACAGTTTCCAATAAATTTGGTTATCGGCGCATTTACTTTGACCGGATGGATAACTTACTGCCCGAAGGTCTCGCCTGGATTCCTCAATCAACCGTCGCTATCGTTTGCTCAACAGGAGGCTGCAAGCTGCTCGACAAAGCAGGAGACCCTTCTATCGGAATTGCTGGCGACCCTTCATCAGCATTATTCGGCACTCGTATGCTACTGCAAGTCCACGACTCCCTTGTATTCCAGTCCCCTATCGGACGAGTCACTCCACAATATCTTAACGAGCTGCGAAACATCCTCACCATCACTGTCCCATACGTCGACCCTCTCACTATCGGATGGGAGGCCACAGCTAGCACGCGATCTTGGGGAGAATGTAAAGCCCTCAAATGGGATGGATCAAACTTAGAGGAGATACTTCAATGAACCAACCTTGTTTCTTTACTACAAAGAGTGACGAGCGTTATCCAGCTTGTGCTGAATACCCTTCTTACTCTGCTTGGTGCATTGTACACAACCGTTGGGCTTCTGAATGCGACGCTACTCTAATTGGCTCCATGCCTACCTCGCCCACACCCGATATAGTGAAAGCCCCGACTCCTTCCACCTCTGGACCGGAGTCTTTACCGTTGCTGGTGCTTTGCGTCGACGTGTCTGGATCGATCAGCGTCACTTTCAATGGACACCCAATTTCTATGTTGTCCTTGTCGGACCGCCAGGGATTGCAGCAAAGTCGACAAGTGTTAGAAGCGGTATTAGCTTACTGGAGAAACTGCCTGACGTTCACTTTGGACCCCAGTCAATGACCTGGCAAGCTCTCACCATGTCGCTTAAGGACGCTCAAGAAGGCGTCCTTATTCCTGGCCTGGACGAGCCCGAGCTTATGAGCTGCGTTAATATAGGGGTAGGCGAACTTGGAACATTCCTTCGCACCGACGACCAGGAACTGGTCGACTTCCTTACCGCAATGTGGGACGGCCAGAAAGAAGTGTGGCGCCGTCGCACGAAAGGTGAGGGCGAGACCACCATCACTAATCCTTGGCTTAATATCATTGCATGCACTACGCCGGCTTGGCTTAAGGCCAATTTTCCGGACGTGCTTATTGGAGGGGGTCTCACCTCCCGTATGGTTTTCGTCTACGAGGACCAGAAACGGCAATTGGTTGCTTATCCAGCAGACCTCATTGCCAGTAAATCGTACCAACTGGAAGAGGAGGCACTTATACACGACCTCCTTGAGATTGCAGAGCTTCGTGGAGAGTATGCATTTTCTAACGAAGCAAAATCGTGGGGCGTTTCCTGGTACGAAAATCTTTGGCGTTTGGAGCGGCCCGAACATCTATCAGGCGACCGCTTCTCCGGATACGTTTCGCGTAAACAAACTCACCTACACAAATTGGCTATGGTTGTTGCCGCGTCAAAACGTAACGAAATGGTGTTGGAACAGGAAGATCTTTTCGAAGCTGATCAGATGCTCACCGCCGTCGAAGTCTATATGCACAAGGTATTCAGCTCTATCGGCGTTAGTCAAGGTGCTGCCTATTCAGAAGAAATCCGCGGGCTGCTGCGCAACTTGCGGGAGGTAAGCTACAAGCGCCTATGGCAACTATGCTTCAACCGCGTAAGCTCCGACGAATTCGTTAAGGCTGTTCAAGCCAACATACTCGCCGGCTACGCTCAGAAGGAAACTAGAAACGGTGAAATCTTCATCGTTTATAAAGGAAAGAAATGAGCCTCTGGCTCATTTCACTTTCTTCTCTATCGACTCCAGCCCCGGGAACAGATCGAACACCTCACGCTGCACCGAGATGCCACTCTTATTAGGCGGCAAACCTCTTTCTTGCAACAGCTTTGCGCGCTCTCTCATCTTAATACTGCGCCCAACATTAACCCCGCTAATCTTTTCAGACACCAACCCTAAACGATCCATCTCAGCATTAAAAGCAAGCATCCTTTCCTTCACCGCATCACGCGCAGCCGTGTCCTTTTCAGTAATGGCTTGGTGCATCTGCGAGTAAAGCGCGGTCTTTCTAGCTTTGTAATAAAGCTGCGTATCGCGACTTAGCGCCAGCGCTTCATACTTGCTGCTGATCTTCTCCGGTGTGAAACCTAGCATCTGCATTACCACTGTACTTACGTCATCGGGGTCCTTCATATCAAACTGTGCAAACGTAGCACCTTGCGGGGTAGTCTCCTCGCCATTAACTGCGTAGCGCAACCCTTTACTCACCGCCTTTACGCCACGGGGCAGCGCCCTCTCCCATTTCTTCCACTCCGAACCGCCCGGCTGCGCAGCCAGCACCTGCAACAGATTAAAGATAATTCCAAAGCCCGCTCCTGCCGCATCCCTTACCACCACACCAGTCATTTCATCTAACTTCTTACCTTGATGTAGTGCGTCCAAGCCAGGGCTGAGCCCCGGCACAATCTGTCCCATCGACAAGTTCGCGCTGGCGTCGAACCGCGGCGCACCATAGCCATCTGCGATAAGCCCCAAGCCAAATCCATATCGACTGATGCCGTGCATGACAAGATCGGGTCCTACCTTGTCGAAGATCGTACCTTTAGTAAGATTGCGCACCATTGCACGCGCCTCGACTTCCAGATTAAAGTCCTTTCCAAACATAAAGCTTGCTAGAGCACGCAGCAACTTATTAAGGTCGTCCGAACCTGGCAACCCAGCTAAGCCACCAAGAAACGCCAACACCAACCACATACGAACACGTGCCGGCGAGGTAAAGAGCGCATACAGCATGTTAGCTGTGTAGCTAAAGAATACCAGTAGGGCACTCTGTGGTCCCCCGCGTAAGAACGCGGGCCTTGCATAAGGCGAATAAACGAACTGCGTCTTATCTACCAACTCACGTGCGAAAAGGAACGCTGTAGCCTCTTCATCCGTCATACCTGTTCGACCTATCAGTTCATTCTTTTCCAGTAACTGATACTGACCAATCACTAACATATCTGGAATACGTGGGTTCTCTAGCGCCAACTCGAACGCTGTCTTAAACGCTACTTCCCGGTTAAAGTGCTCTGCCATTGCAAAGCCCTTCATTCCCCAATAGCTAACGCCGCGCCAAGCCTTTTGTTCTAACGTACCTGCTAACGTTCGCTCAAGGTTTGGGCCTTCAGCAAAGCTACCCAACTCAGGGGCTTGCCCAGTCTCGATCCGGCCTTGTGCTACGGCTTCGTCGCGTGCCTTCAAGTAAGAGGGTGAAGATCCACGCGGCGGGAGACCGTGTGTCCATCTAGCGCCCTTGCCGTTTTTCAGCAAGCGCCCTTGTACTTTCAAGTCCCCAAACCTACTAGCCAACTCTGGATAAGTCGTCGTCCACGTTTGCGTCAAATTAACTAGTGCGGCCGCCGGCGAAAACCCTAACTGCCACAACGCTACCAACCCTTTAAATTTAGCCCAATCCTTCCCACCCTCCATTATATACTGCCAATGTTCATTCATATAGTCAATCAACAGCTTGCGCTTACTATAGTCACGCACCAACCCCTTTCTAGCATCACTATCTAGTTCGTTGATCGGTTCACGCAACTGTTGATAATATTTCACCCTTGCCAGATAGTTAGCTCCAGACCGAAAATAATGCGCGAAGACTCGAAGGGCATCCATCGAATAGCCCGGCGTTCCCTGCCTCTTTAGCCATCGCTTCTTAAAACTGCGCTCCGGCGCATTTTCGTACCCGAATTGGTCTAGCCAGTCCTGCTGGCTCTGACTGAGCCCCGGCATCTTCGCCTTAATACTGCGAATGAGCATCGGCGGCAAAGCCATAAACTCATGTACATCTTCAGGTACCCGCCCGATCACTATATCCATTCCGGGATAGCCACGCACAATACTACCTTTAACCGCCGAGTCCCTTTCTACCGCCGACTGGAACGCTTCAAAATGCACTACCTTATTATTCGCATTCGGATCTCTCACCGTCACCACCCATTCACCAAACCTAGTAAACGGAAAGTATGGCTTTGCTGCCATCTTTTGAAAGTCTGCTGCGTTTTCCCTCAGCGCTTTTGTTTGTGCTGTTGGGTCAGCAATTGTCCGTCTAATATTATCATCCGTTGCCGACTTAACTTCATTAAGGAAGTTCTGAAACTCGAACTGAATACGACCGTATAACGCTACAGCTTCTGGCGTCATCTTATTCTGCATAGCGTAGCGTGAAATTTCAGCTGTGGTCGGATGCCTTAACACCTTCGCGGCTATTTCATGGGGCAACCTATAGTCCATCTCCGTGGCCCAAAAGACCATATTAGCTATGGCTTCTCTCTGTGCAAGCGGTTGTTTGTCCCAATCCTGCACGACCTCATCAGCCCTAGTAATCAGCCCCATGCGAAAAGTATTCCACAACTCTACCTGCTGCACGTATTGCCGCACTTCTGGCATATGATTATTTCGCCACCCAATCTGATGCAAACTAAAAAACACCTTCGAGAACCAACTAATCCTTATCACCTCGCGCTTAACTGGTGACAGCACCCTATTTACCTCGGGGTCGTTCTGCCCGCGGTTGCCCCAATCTAGAGCGTAAACCGTATCTAGCGCTTCCAGCTGAATAGGAATATTATTTTCTTCATCCCGGACATTCAGCGCCAACTGTTCAAAGCCATCCTTCTGTGCCGGATCGCCATTGATCGCCTCTAGTAGCTGTTCCTCGCGCAGTTCTGTTCCACGGCGGTAAGCTTCTACCATTCCGCTTTGTGCAAGGTTAGCTTTGGCGTCTTGGTATTTAGCTAACTGTTTCTTACTCTTATCGCGACTAACTAGGCCGGCTACAGTACTAGGTGTTATATTAAACTTTGCAGCCGTTTCCCTATACGACTTACCCGACAGTATTTCTTTTAAGACAGCCGCATTTCTTTCTGCCTTTCCTTCTACCCTTTCTTTTGTATTACCAACCTGTGTAAGGTTCAATCCTAATTCAACAGCTTTTGCTGGAAGCCACTTGGAAAGAGTTTTGGGGTGTACTCCATACTTTTTACCAAGTACTGGAAACGTTGCACCTTTATTATGTTGCTCAATAAGGTCAGCCCACGGTAGCAAGTCCGCTTTTTCTTTAAGCTTTACACGTTCTATGCTTAAACCACCACGCCTTAACTTTAAGCCGTGTGCTTTTGCTATAATTGGCAATTCCTCAAGCAATCTTGGCTGTACAACACCTACACGTCTGGCAAGCTCTTTACTATCCATATTATAATAGTTGTCTACTACAAATTTAACCATCTCTGGTGTAAACGTAACTGAGTTTAACGCATGCGATTGCTCTAGCGCTGGATCACTCCAAGCTTCCTTCGACACTTTCTCCGTCAGTTCTTGATGCCGCTTAACCTCTTGCTCTACCTTCGACAACCTAAACCCAGACACCGGCGAAGTCTGCGCTTCAACCAGTATCCGCTGCCACTTCCTCAAGTCTTCTCTAATCTTATTAGGGCTTAACCAAAACTCTTGCTGTTCATCCCACACATGGTACTTAACCTCGTTCGGCGTCCTAGCTTTTCTATACCGATAACCGTCATCTCTAAGTGTTCCACTTGCTTTAAGATGCTCACCTAAATCCTTCTCTATATAAGCCATAAACTTGGTGTTATAGCCTTTCTTGCGTAAAGCCGGAGCAACATGTGTCATGTCTATTAGCCACCCTTTCGGGGTGCTGTCTAATGATACGTAACCTATCTGTTTGCCGGTACCGCTAAACTTTCCTTCACCTTCTGCTTGTCCTTCATAAAACTCGTAGTGAATAGCCTTACCCGGCGGACGGGTATATGTTGTGTGCTGAACCGCAACGAACATATTATCATCTACCTGTTTAACCTCTGCATATTTAACCAACGGACTAAACACAATCCGACCATCATTATCAACAGTAACAGGCCCTACAGATATAGCTTTCTGCCACCTTATAAAGCCCCGGCCTTTCAGCGTCGTCTCATCGTAACGCTGCGCCATCTCCCCGCGATAGAACGCCCTAATCACTTGCTCGACGTTAACAATTCCCTGCCCTAGCACCAATTCCTTTATTGTATTCCACAACTCAATTAACCGATCTAGAATTTTCTCCACCAACGTTTCATACTGCTTACCGTTAAGCCTACCCTCCAGCATTACCGCAATCTTCTCGCTATCAACCTTCAGCTTAACAGCCGCAATAAGCTCCTCACCGGCCAAACCTTGCTTAGCCATCGCCGAGCGGTAGAGTCGCGCATAGCGCCCCAGCACCGCGGTTGGCAACGCACCGACCCTATCGGCTTCACGCAGCAACGCACTGCGCTCCTCTGGCGTAAGCACCGACTCGATCGCGTGAAACGCCTCATGCACAACAGTTCTAGCAGCAATATTTGGACTTCCATTATCAGCTAGCGCTCCCAACACCAACTTCAAAGTCCTTGTTGACTCCGAGAAGCCACCCCGTGCAATCCCGTTCTCCCTCTCTAGCAGTACCCTTACATCCGCCGGGATTAATCTCTTATACTGTTCTATTGCTTGCCGCACTAACTGCTCTGTCACCTCTAAATCTTGCGGCACATTATCTAGCTGTGGCATCTCCCACAACTTTAAAGCCATACTTTCAATCCCCTGCGCAGCAAGATCCTCCAGCATCTTTGCCCATTCATACATCGAAGGATCGGCAACATTCAAGCTTTCAAAGATTTTCGCGGGAACTTGTTTGACCAAAGCTTGATAATAATCATTCAACTTATCCGCCATCTTACTATAAGCAACATTAACTTCATCATATGCTAACTTTTCTAGCCCTAACCACCGTCTCATCTGTTCAGCTAAATATTCACCAAACGTCAAGTAATACTCTGGCGTCGCCACCGGCCTTCCATTATAGAAGTTGTTATAAAAGATACTTGGTGCAGCACTACTAGCCGAACCGTTATAACTGTGCCGTAGCCGCGCCAGTTCGTAATCACGATAGACTTTAGTTTTAAGGGCGTCGGGCAACTTAGCAAAAGTTTCCAGTGTAATAGCGTGACCAAGTTCATGCAGGAGACCTTGCTGCAAAATAACTAACAAGTCATATCCTGTCCTGTCTGTAAGTCTTAAAAGACTATCAGCATCAAGCCAGATCGCATAATTACCTTGATCATAAAACGGTCCAATATTATGCTGGTCGCTAGCGTCTTTAGGCTTCGCCGCCAACTTAATTCTAAGTCCCGGCTTCATTCCCAGTCCATTCAAAACCTTAGTAAGGATCGGCGCAAGAAGCCGCAGGGCTTTAATTGTTTCATTATAAGCTTCAAGTTGCCGGGGAGTAGCTTGAAGTAAATTTGCCTCATCTGTTAAAAGTGTTACCTCCTTTAACGCTACCGGTTTGGCCTTAGCAAAGTTCTGGTTTCCGCCTGGAATTTCACTACCTCTAACAATAGCATTATCAGGCAGTCTCTTTCCAACTACCATAACTAAGTCTTTGACTTGCGAAGTAGGGCGCAAATAAATACCTTGCTTATAAAGATCAGCAAACCAACCTTCATTACGTCCGTAAACTAAAGCTCTTACAAAGTCTTCTGTAACCTCAATCTGTTGCGCCTCAGTTAATGTTTTTGGAAAAACAAGAGTAGCCTCAACAATCTTTCTAGCCCTTCCAACTGCTATACCTCCCGTAGGAAACGGTCGTGCATATACACTACCATCTGGCACCTTACTGTAATCAATCGCGAAGACTGAACTGTGCCGGGCCCGTCCTGGTTCTTTATCATGTATTATCCCAGCATAAAACTTACTCCCCACCATCCGCGGATCAATCCCCGGCGTACTAACTACGTGGAGTCCTCGCTTCGAGTCCGGCCTATCAACATTCGTTCCGGCTATTGTACCATCTCCAGCATAGACAAAGCTCGCTTTGGCACTCGGCACTACGCGCAGTCCTTTAGCCAGTACCGGTTCGTAAAGCGCATGCAATTCTACTGAGCCATGCGCTTCAGGTATCCAACCTTTACTATCAGCATTAGGATCGTAATCAAAACGCTGCTCGCGCATCTTAGCCGCAGCCCGCGCTACTATCGCATAATCTCTTAGCGCCTGCGCTTTAACTTCACTACTAACCCCCGGCAAGAACGTAACCCTTTGATCGGTGGGATCAGTAGGTAAATCCCAAACATCTGCACTAATTGCCGCTGGCTGCAGCGCCCTCATATTAACTTCAACAAACCGTACCCCCTCAGGTCCCCGTACATTCAACCGAGCCGCAGCTTCCTCTGCTTCTGCCGCTGTATAGAGCGTTAGCATCCTTTGCCCATCAGGCGCCAGCACAGCGTATCGCGGCAGATTGTCATCTTCGAACGACTCCCTTCGCGCTTCATCTCGCTCATTACCTAATGCGTAAGCCCAATCATCCCTTACCGACCTACCAACTTGATTAACACCAAACCCGTCATCCTTAGTCGCATAGCGCACCTCAGGGCCAGCCACATCACTAGCTTCGGTCTTGCGCCGTGCCCACTTGCGCATAGTAGTTAACGGCCCATCTCTTACAGGTCCCTCATCCTCAACCAACATTCGTTCTATTTCTTGTGCACTTAATTTGTATTGCCCCGGCAAGCTCTTACCGGGCGTTCCAACAACCTGTTCTACACCTTTCACTATCGCCGTTGCGCCACCACCGAAAGCCCCACCTACAAAGAAGCCGGCCGCACCACTCTCCAGCAACCTAGCCCCGGTTTCACCAGAGAAAAAGCTATAGGTTGGATCTGTATACTTTTTAGCTCCTACATCAACAAGCTCTTGCGCTGTCTCTGTTACTCCCTCCCGAACAGCCGACTTAGCTGCCTCATCAAAAATGTGCTTACCTGGATTAAGCAGGCCCTTCCCTAACATCAACGGCGTATAGACCTCTAGCGCGCCCTTAGCCATACCGGCCATAAGGCTTAGTCCGGGATTATAGCTTTCACCCCCGGTAAGTTCAAACTGTTCTTGCGCTGTCGCCGCCGTCTCTAATGACGTTCCACCAGCAAAGGCCCCGACAACTGCGCCCTTAATCGCCGCGGGTGCCAGCTTAATGCCTTGCATTGCCCCAGCCCGTACCAACCCCGCACCTACTAACGCTGTCAGCCCACCGCCCAGTCCGCCACTCGCGATTGTCCCTGCCATTACCGGCGCCTGCTCGCCTAGCTGCTCTACCAACCAATACGTAAAGTCGTCTGCGTCATAAACGTCGCTTAGTGTTGGCACTACAGCCTTTGGCGCACCCGCGTGCAGCGCCCCTACCTCAGCTTGCGCAGCATCGATCGCTTCACGATCACCACTAAGCTCACCTACCAACCCCTTAGCTGTAGGCACAATTTCCTGTACCTGTGCAATGCCCCTCTGTACCCCAGCGCCTGCGGCCGCCGCGTAGCTTGGCAACGCTAGCTGTTCAGCTTCAAAGCTTGCTTTTAAAGTCTGTGGATTATCCTCCCCAAGCTGCTGGCTTAAGTAGTCAGCTCTAAGCTGTGCCGCTTCTTGTGCTTGCACTCGCTGTTGCTTAGCGCTTTGCCGAGCTACAACCTCCTCACGATCCGCTAGCCCTAAAGAACGCATAGTCGCGGTGCCAAGATCAGCGGCCCCCCGCTGTAGGCCTTGAGCAACCGCTTTTTCACCTTCCACCAATTGCTCTACCGACTGGCGCCACAAGCTTTGCGGCTTTACGCTTTGCGGCGCTGCGGCCGGCGGCTCTACGCTTGCTGCTTCAGCCGTCTGCGGAACTTCACTCTGACCACCACTAGCGGCTGCTTGCCCCTGCGTCAGTCGAATAAATTCCTCTTTCAGCTTTTGTGCTTCATCCATCACTTTACCTTACTCTATATCGTAACCTCTATCCTTCAAGAACGATCTAAAAGCAGGATCGTTAATTGAAGGATCTGCTAGAAGTTCTGGCGTTAACGGCTTCTTCTGTGTAGAAATAGTTGCTGCTGAACGACCCGGCGTCTTAAGAGAATTTTGGGTCCTGGCCGGTCCCGTTTGTGATATTGGCCTGGTAGGATTTGGCGCCAAATCGCCCCCTTCCTGCCCTACTGGCCCCGTCCCGGCCGCCGAATTTGCGCTGGTAGCTTTCGTTTCATAGGCACTACGCTTAGCCCCAACAGCGTCCCGCGCGGCGGCCCGCGCCTGCGCATCAATCTCATCAGCTGAAAGCACCGTCTCAGCCAACGGATCTGCGTTTGCCTTCTCTAAAGCAGCCTTTCTTCGTTTATATTCTCTATCAGCTACTTGGCGCTCTTCCTTCGTAAAGCCCCCCCCATCAGAACCGGTCCTACTTTCAAGCAAATCAGCACGGCCCGATTGTTTTAAAAGTTCCAACTCTACATCGTGTGCCTGCTGATCTTCACGATTAGCGTCACGGTCGCCGAAGCTGCGGCCTTCTCCGCGCAGCTTCTCGGCTTCAGCTAGTTGCATCTTTTCTATACCGCCAGCACCCTCCAGTCCTTTACCAACCGCTTGAGCTATAGACGTACCGCCACCGTACCAGCTAGGCATCATTAGCTGAAGGCCTGTATTAAGCAGGAAAGCTTGCGCTTTAGGATCGCTAGCCCAGCCTTTCCATTGCGCTTGCAAATCTTTTTGCTTAACAGGATCTACAGCTGCGCTTGAAGGATTAAGAAAGTCCATAGCAATCTCCTTAACCTAACAACGAACCAAGCGGCGGTACCCGCAACGGATCGGCCGTTCGACCATTAAGCAACATCATTAGCTGGTCAAGCATCGGCGACCCTACTTTGCCCATTAAGGCATTACCCTTCGGGGTGTCTACGCCACCAGCTACGCCACCACTAAATACGGGGTTTGGAGCGGTCGGTGCTGTAACACCCTGCAAACCGCTGAGGGCCGAAGCAGCTGCCCCAGCTGGACCGGCTCCACCGAGCCCACCTGCAGCCAGCGGGGAAGCCCCTATTGCTGACAAGCCGGGTCCTACAGGTGAAGGCTGCACCGTTGGCTGTAGCGATTGGGGGCCATTAAGCAGCGCCCCTAACTGGTCGCCCTGTGGCATTCCCATTAAGAGTTTAGCTGTATCTAGCGGCGAAGCCCCCGTTGCTGGGGGTGGAACACCACCGCTACTCATCACCTGAGACAACAAGTCTGGGTTGCTTGCACCAGCAAGGGACATCAAACCTAGTATGAAAGGGTTCATCATAACTTTATCCTCATTTACCCATCATAAGACCGGCCAAGCCTAAGCCTGTACCAAGTATTTGTTGCATAGGATCGGTTTGTGGCATAGATGGCGTGACTGTTCCTATCGAGGTACCGCCGGGCATACCACTAACCAGCCCCATTAGTTCCTGTGCCCGTAAGAACGGCAGTTGTTGCTCCAGGTAAAATCGTTTCTGAGCTTCATCTAAACCAGCTTGTGTTGTAGCACGCTCTTGCGCGCCTATTGCCGCCTGGACCTTTGGCCCAAAAAGTTGAGCGGCCTGCGTAGCAGGCGCTTGTGAAACGCCGCTCTGTATTGCCTGCAAGCCAGAACGATAAGAAGTATCATAGAGGCTGCTTAGAGCATCACCTATTTCTTGCTGCGTTCGACCTGTAGCCGTTCCTTCAGCTAACTGGTCTCGCGTGTTGCCGCCTGAATACGCACCGCCCGCTACAGTCGCGCCCGCACGCAAATTGGGCAGCACCTGCTCTACAAGACTTTGGTTCATAGTATTAGCTATGGCGCTGCCATGTGCTGCCAGCGCCGGGTTGCTTCCCGGACTAAGTATAGAGGGATCAAGTAGAAAATTATTAGCCGTCGCCATATTATTGGCCAGCTGCGTTCCTGTACCAGTTGCCGCTGCTACTGCACCCTGCTGTCCAGCAATTTCATTAGGTGCTAGATTAGCTATAGTCTGGCCGCCATAAAGCGCTGGCGTCGACTTAGCATACTGGGTAGCGTAAGGCATCGCCAGATTGAACAGCTTGGTCTGCTGTGGACTCATCTGGAAGCTGCTGGTTTGCGTAATTGGCTTAGGAGCCGGTGCGCTACCCATCTTAGTGTCTCCACTTCATACGCACGTCCTTAGTAAGCCGCACGCTTAACTTGAAATCCCAAGGCGCCAACAACAACGCCCACCCTTTCCGGCCATTAAATGCCAGCTCATCAATGTGACACGCTTTACAGTAAGAGAGTAGTGTCTCCATCGTGTGGTGATAGTGCTTACGCAACCCTGTTCCGCCAAGCCAATAACAGCTATAGACGCTTTTCTTCGGATACCGAGCTAGACACCAAATTGAAGCCGCCACTATACAGCCTTGTTCTACCACCACCCAAACTTCATAGGAGGAGTCCATCATTACTTGCTGAAAGATATCCTCTGGCTCGTAAAACTCAGTAAGCCCGGCGGGGTGCTGCTGCAGCAACTCGTCGATGCGGCCCCACACCAGCGCTAGCTGATCTCGTGAAACGAGATAGCACCTATCCGAGCTTGTGCCAACTTCCTGCGTAGTATCCATAAATGCCGGCTCCTGATCCCGGGTTCCAATCAGTGCCGTCTGCTAGTACAATTTGGCCTGTTTGCAACCGCACGGGCGGTGAATGCAATTCCTTCAACTTTACTACGTCGTGCAAAGCTAGAGCCTGCTCGACCGCTTCGAACTCTTTACTTAGCCAGTCCAGCAAGCTTTCTTTATCAGGTAGTGTAGAACGAATATAAGCCATCACTGATACCCTATCACACCGTGAACGTCATTAGCAGCTACAGCTGTAGTATCACTATCTGCTATAGCCCCAGTAATAGCGTAAGCAATACCTACAGTAAAGAGCAGTCCGGCACCAAAGTTAAGGTCACAACGCCCAAGCGTAGGTATAAGAAACGTAGCAACGGGTACAGACGTACCAACAGTAGGCGCTACAGCTAAATCGTAAAGCTTAAGAAACTTAGCCGCTATAGCACCATTTGCTACATTGATTGATTTAAGCCGGCCCGGCGCCCCCTTCACCAGCGTGGCGTTTGTCGTGGCCGCTGCCGCTACTCGAGCTTTCAAGTTCATTTTGTTGCTCCACACTTAAAGCTGCCATACACAGCATTATACTTGCGAATTCCGGCGATTGTCTCAGCCGTATCTTTGCTAGCACTAAAACCCAAATAGCCTACTTCAGCAAAGCTAGCACAGATCGTTCGCTTAACTTCCGCCTCCACCTTCGCGCGCGTTATCTCTGTTATTTGGGTCTGCCAGAATAACAGCGGGATCATTGCTGACGCCACTAATAGCCCGTTTAGCGCCTGAGATAAGATCATCGGCTGTACCTTCCAATTCATGAAGCACCTGACGCCTTGCTTGATCTAGCATCTGGCGGCGCTCGAGCCACCGAAATAGTTCGAGCGCCAGCCAAAGCATCAAGCTTGCTAGCCTGATCATTTTTTTCACCTATAGCTCAGTGGCGCCTTACTGGCGTAAGACCACACCGCACCAATTACAGTAATGGCGGCACCGATTAGCTCTTGCATAGTACCTTCATCGAAGTAGCCCATGCTTACCATCCACCCACCGGCAAAGGTAAGCAAATGCCTGACAAGGCCCAACCACTGTTCTACTGTCATAGTTTCGGACTCCAGTTGGTTGCAAAACCATCTTGCAACTGAATGTGGGGCGTGTCTACAAAGCCTTTCCAATCGCCGCCCCAATCGATGGGAACTTTTAGCTCAAGCGCAGCCCTCTTGAAAGCTGCCGCTATCGCTGTCATTTTCTTTTCCGAATAGCTATAAGTGCCGCCCTCCCAAGCCACGTAGTCGATAGCCCTACCTGTAAGGTGCTTGCTTTTCATTGTCTTCGACTTGCCCTGCTTCACAAACCGACGCTGTTCAGCAACAGTTCTTAAGCCATCAGTTAGAAGGAAATCTATCGGCGTCAACTCTAAAGCCCGGCGAACTACCGCTTGCAGCTTAGGGTGCACCCCGGCGAGGTTGCCCTCACTTCTAGCGCTGAACTTGAATTTTGCCACTTTAACCTCACAACTGACTAAGGGTTGACATTTCAAGGTCGTAACCTTGCAGTGACCAATAAACTGTAGTGCTCGACTCGATGCGTAAAGCCATTAAGCGACCGTTAACGGTCACGTCTAAGTACTTCTCGGTAAGCGGATTGAAAGTTTGCGTTTCATTCCAAGTAACAGCATCCTGCACGTTGTCTTGCCAACCTACACGCACATTAACTTGACCTGTCCCTTTCATCTTCAACCAAATTCTCGTGCACAGCTTGCGCGTTGAGAAGTTAGCTTTTGGCTGACCGGTCTCGTCAGTATCGTCGTAAGCCAAGCCAAGCCGTTCAATAAAACAAGTTGGCGTCGACGTATCGAACAAAACACCTGAGTCAACCTGATAAGCTTTACTGGCCGTCTTACTAACGACTACGATTTTCTCTAGGCTGGTGTTGGCCCATGGCTCGCTGTCGTCGTTCCACGCTTGAGTGTCAGAGTCCCACGTTTCAGCACTAGAAGTCGAGATAGCCCCGCGATCAGCACTTACAGCGTCGAGATCCCTTACCACCCAAGTATCGTCTTTATAATTCCAGATAGCTACGAGGTTAGGATACGTTGTGCCACTGCCTGGAAAACAAAACCAAACCTCCTTAGCCGGTGAATTGTCGAAGACAAACGAGTTAACGTAATTCGTGCTATCTATTTCACCAAAAATAGCCTTCTTTACTTTATCTTCGACTACGGACTGTGCACTCTTTTCGCCCGCATGAATTAGAATGTCGTCAGCTGTTACGACCAAGTGCTTAGTACCTTTATCGAAAGCTGTTGCACACTTCGACGTTAAGATACCCGCGGTTGACAGCAACAACTCGGGCGAAAAGATGCTAACCCCACCAATGAAGCGCAACGAGTGAATAGCTGAAGCTTTATAAATAATCAGCTTATTGCCTAGAAGTTCACCGTCAACTATAACGCCACCATGAATATCCGTTAGCTCTAAACGACCGGCGTCTACCGCCGGATTGGTATAATCCCACGAAGTAGGTAGGGTGCCGGGATCGGCCTTATGCGACCACTGTAACATGTGTCCAAAGTTAACACCCGAAAGCGTTAAGTTCAAAGCTACTAAGTAAGGACCAAAAGCTATAATTCGCTTTGCCCTCATCGTGCTGGTCCAACTAGTCAAGTTGGCTAGTGGAACGGCTGGATTAAGCGAAGGCCAATATTGTGGAATATCCGTTCCACTGTTAATAATAGGCACACCACCTAAAATAGTTCCGTTCCAGTCATGACCAACAACCGGTGCATAATCGCCACCGCTCGTGCGGGTAATGTCTGTATGAACTGCTCCATCATAAACGTAAGCTTTAGTTAGTGACGTATAAAGCCAATAAGTTTGACTGGCGCTAGGCACCGACAGGACAAACTCCGGCACAGTTGAAAGCGTACCGAATACCTGCGTATGGCCGCTAATGCGCTCGACGCCACGTTTGCTGAAACGAACGTTTTGCGCGTTCGACCAAGCATTAGGCGGAATAAGATGCGGCTCGATATCCGCAATCCAACCTTTTGTACCGACGTTATGTATCGGCACAGTAATAGGATTGTCAGCTTTCTTTGCGCGCTTAGCCATTACGGCAGAACCCTAAAGATTATACCGGTCGATATATTCTTCGGCCTGGTTTCATTTCCTCCTGTAGCACCTGTAGTATTACCACCAAGGGTCTGACCGTTATTACTACCAGCCGCTGCAATATTGGCATTCGTACCCCGTGTATAACTATGATCATGAGACTTAAAAGCGTCTTCTTGCTTGGTACCGATCTTGTCTCCGGTCGTTCCATCGCCGCGACTAGTGCGGCTCGCTGCGTCAGGATCTACCCCAGCGGCGTGATCCCACGCGCGCGGGAACCTACCCTTAAAGTCCGGCATATTGAAGGTCGTGCTGCCGTCGCCTACACCATAATTTGTACCCCACTTTGCAAAGAGAGCCGCATAAGTCGTGCGCGAGATAGCCTGACCTTCCGGGAAGAGCCATTTACTGCTTGGTGTCGTTTCAAGAAACCACCCTATCCAACCACCTATAGGTATAGACGCATCTGGGTCGTAGGTACAAATCCACTCGGTCCCCGTATAGGTAAAAGTCGCGCTTTGAAATTGATAGCGCAAAACAATAGTTGCTTGCCCATTAATATTGCCCGCACCAGAGCCATCAATCGTAACAGTATTGACTGTAGAGTCCGTTTTCTGAACTGTCACGCTAAAGCCAACAAACACTGTATTAACTAGAGTAACCGTGCGCGCAGCCGCTGAGGCGCTCACGCGCCTGATCAAACCATCGTCGGTGTAAGCTACACTAAAGTCAGCTGTTGCGTCGATTGGCGGCACCGCGGTATCTACGCCGCCATCAGCTTCAATTGTCCAAACGGAGTTCGCGCTCGACCATATAAACGTCCTTGTCTCATAAGCTCTACGCATCACATAGGAGGCGGCACCGTTAATAGTGTCGGCGCCGTTCGGCGTTATAGTGACTGTGTTCTTACTGGTATCATACTTAACGACCGTATGGCGAAAGTGGTCCTTCAAGCCCGAAGTTGACGGCAAGCTCACCGTTCGTGCCGCCGCGCTTGCACTGACGAAGGAATGCTTACCATCATCAGTGGTGTTATTAACCGTTACGTTGCCAGCAACCGTTGCGACTGTGCGCGGAAAGTAAAGGCTTTGATCTGCATTAGGAAAAGTTGCTTGAAGCGTTGCCTTGATTAAACGCAAGTGGTCGTCGCCCTGGCCCTTCACATCAGCGCCGGTCGGATTAGCGGCCACTAGACCACTAACGTAAGTTGCTGACTCTAGTCCCATCAGTGGGGTCCTCCAATTTGCAACTCACGGTTGGCGAGATCGCGCTCGACTTCGTCAGCGGCCAACACCAGTCGGCCTTCTTTTTCCATCATAGAGAAAGTACTGGCCGCTACGTCGTTGTTAATGCTTTTCGCTACCAACCAGCCCGTCTTACCTATCAACACGTAAGGATTATATTTCAGCCAACCGTTTTCAATATTAGCGGTTAACGCTGCAGCGTTAGCCAAGTAGCGCATTTCGATCTGATAGAGCGCATCGGGGGTAGGAAAGATATAAAAGTAATCTCCTATCAGCGCATAAGCCTGTGGCTCTGCAGCTTCATTCTCGTCAGGGTCGCTTTCAGCAAAATTCTTTTTTAAGGTGTCAAACTCGTCCTTAGCAAGCTTAACAGGAAGCTCGTCAGTATCGTCAGGAATATAATAGAGGTGAAGGTTTTCAGCTTCGACGATGAAATCGTCGGGCACCCGGACACGGCCTTCATCAGCCGTTGTCCGAATAGTAGCACTTTCAGTAAGCAAGAACCAAGGCTTAGTCGGACCGCGTTCTAGCATCACCTGCGCTAGCCGCATAGAGTCCTGTATCTTAGTCACCAAGTCTGTGCGGTGGCCTAAGACCATTTGAATGGTAGCAACTGCTTCATCTCGTGTCATGGCAACTCACTCTGCTTTGCCCACGTTCCACTAAGCTGCGCGACAGCTGTCCACGTTCCATTAGCATTTGCTGCCAGCGTCCAGCTACCAGTAACGCCACCACTTACCTGCCAGTCAGGCGCCGCTCCAACACTAAAAGCTACATTCTGCGGCACCATTACAAACGAAGCTGCATCAAGATAAATATGACGCGGCGTGGTAAGGGTAACGGCCTGAGCATTAAGAACAAACTGCCCAGGATCAGCTTTAATTGTATTAAGTGAAGCTATAGTGTTTGCAACTAAATTAAAAGTGCCTACACTTGCTGTTAACTTATATGCGCGTTGTAGCGTTATTGCTTGTGCATTCAAAGTAAAGGTAGCAGCCGCGGCTGTTAACTTATATGCGCGTATGAGCACAGCATTCTGTGCTGAAAGCGTAAAGTTTGCTGGCTCGGCTACAAGAGCTAACGCTAACGCTGTACTATGAAGCGGAGTGTGAATAAAGCTCATGTTAGCTGTCGTATGCTCCAGTCAAAGGCTCTATCTGTTCCAGCTATACGTATAAACGTAAAATCCCAACCGTGCATAAGCGTTAAAGCTGGTGTTACTATAACAGGCTCTGCCTGCACACCAAGCAACGTGCTAACCCAAACAATCCTCTTCGTACTTGAGCTTAATACTTTTTCATATATACGCAACGTATACTCTTCCGAAGAGGTTAACGCATTTGTGTCCAGAAAGAGTTGAAAAACACCGTCATCTGTAGCATTGGCTAGCGTTGTAGAATTGTTAACCAAACTATATTCGCTAGTACTAATGGTGGCTGTGCCACTATACAGTTGTGTTAGCGCCATGTTACCTCACTATGTAGATAGCAGCTGAAATACCAGCAATAAAGGCTGCGTTTGCCGAAGCTGTAATGCTCCAAGTATCTGTTGTCTTTATAATCCCAAATGTATAGAATGGATTAGTACACACCCCAATTACTTGTTCAAGTGCGGTAGTCACATGTACTTTAAAATTATTTCTTTCTACGTTAGCTATACGATCTGTAGAAAAAAGGTGTGTGTGGTAGCGTACTGCGGTCATAGCTGCACTATTTACACTAAATCCATGCTCAGCATAAAAACCATCAAAGGTAGGCGATCCAAAACTTGTCGCTCCTGACACAATAGTCGTTCCACGAGATGAAGCTGAAACAATACCTAAAGCCTCAACTTTACGTCCTACTTTAAAGAAATGATTGTCTTTAATTCCACCATATCCACTAATTGCTACGTTCAAAGTGCCTGATGCTGCAGCGGCTGTCTGCGCCCTGGCTCCAACTGTAGCTCCGCTTGGTATAAACAAGGGAAAGCTATATTTTTGCCCACCTCCCAATGACCCAGGTGCAGCCGACCCGCACAGTAAATCGGGTATTAATACAGAAAAAGTTGTGCCGCCAGATAGATCAATACCAATATCGCATAAAGAGCCGCGGTTGGTCGCTGAAACATCTCCATTATAAAAACCAATATTTAAAGCAAACACATCATGCGGTAAAGGATCTAAAATAGTTGTCCAACTTCCTTTAACGTTACTAGCACCGGGTATTATATTTATACCCGGTGTATCAACACTAGGCGCTTCTGTATTGTGTACAACCTTAGAAAAACCCCCAAAAGTGAAGGATTTTAGGGTCATAACTGTACACCATAAGCTGCTACACTAACATTACTGTCTGGAGTACCCGAACAAGTAACACGAGTGTAGATTGTACTACCCACCGGTACTTTATTAAATAAAGGAGGATTAAGGGTAGTCTGAATTATTTGCTCCGACGCTGTGGTAACGTATTGAGCACCTAAAACTAAAGGCACTTTAAAATCAACAGTGCCAAAAGCAAGGTCAACTGTATATGCTAAGAGGTTCATTGTAGCGTCGTTAATGCCGAGACCAACTTGCCAAGCATAAGTATTTCTTTGCGTAATACCCAAGACGGTCCATAACCCAGTTACACCACCATTACCCGGTGTAATTAAAGTTCCACGGGAGCTTGCCGGTACAACACCAAGTGTTTCAACGGACATACCTAAAGTAGTATCGTGCGGAACTACTCCTCGATAGCTCGCTCCAGATACACCCTCCGTATTATAGGCAGTTATACAGGCCGTTACCGCGCCAGCTGTAGCATTATTGACAGAAGCTCTACCTTGTAATAGTAACGCGCCGGTACCGGTTGTAGTTCCTACCTGTAACGGAAAAAAGTATTGTTGTCCTCCGCCCGCTGTTTCTGGCGCTGCACACGAAGCTAATAAGTTTGAAATTACTATTCGGTCTGGAGAGGACCCTACACCAACTTCTTCATAGGCAATGTCCACTAAAATATCTCTAGCTGCAGCGGCAACAGCACCAGATATAAACTTGATACCTAAAAAGCACGGGTTTTGTGCTCTTTCCCAGTTCATAAGTGGTGCAAACGTACCCGACAAGCCTACATAACTTCCTTTAACATTACCGGCTCCAGGTGTTATAACTGTGCCTAACGAGCCCGCACCGTTTGAATAGTTAGTAGCTTGGCTTATAACAGCAAGAGGGAGTTTGCTATTTGAAAAAGCCAACATCAACCGGTCTTCCCGTTTAAAGCGCGAGCTATAGCTGCCCGTTCACAATCAATTTCGTAAAGTCCTTTACGCTTTTCTTTAATCGTAGCTACAAGCTCGCGCTCTCGCGGCTGAATACTTTCCAGCAACTTCTCTCTTGCCTGCTCGTAAGGCACCAGCTCTGCCAGCTGCTTCTCACGCTCAGCCGTCAACCAGCTAAAG